TAGGTGCGGGCCTCCTGGCCCACATGCGCCACCTGGTCGTAGGCGCGGCGCTCCACCCCGGTGGGGATGGATGGCTGTTCGCGCAGTTCGGCGATCCGGTCGTCCTCGGCCTGCTCGGCACGAAGGGTCGCCAGTTCCGACTCGCGCGCGGCGAGCACGTCGGCGGCCTCGTCCCGCGCGGCGATCGCCGCGGTCACGTCCTCGGGGCTGGCCTCGGCGCCGCCGGCGATGTCCGACCGCATCTTCATCAGGGCTTCTTGCTTGGCATCACGCTCGGCGAGCGCCGCCTTGACCCCGCGCTCGGAGCGCGAGATCAGTTCGTCGTAAGTCAACACGACGATCTCCTTTCGGGGAGGTAGATGGTTTGTTTGCTCGCCTGCCACGGACGGTGTGCGGTCTGCGTGCCCAGCAGGGGACGGAGCGCCAGCGCGTGCGGGAAGGACGTGTGGGGGGTCCGCGTCAGCGGACAGTGGCGATGGCCAGGTCGAGAATCGACATTTGCCGGTCGCGGTAGTCGGCGGCAGTCCGCGCCGAGCGCAGGGACGCCGCGGTGTGCGGGTTCGCACCGAAGCCGACGATGGCCACGTCACCGCGGTGCATGTCAGCCTTGGTGATGCGGTACTCGGAGTAGTCCGGGGACCACTGGCCCGCCTCGATGCGGAACGCGAACGACATCTCATCAATCAGCCCGGAGCGGATCTTCGGGGCGATGTAGCGCACATCGACATCGGTCTGGTCGAGGTCCGCGTCGACGGCCAGGCCGTCATCGGACACCGACAGCCGCAGGGTGCCCAGCGTGGTGCGGGCGATCCGCCGGATCTGGTCGTGGGCGATGACCAGCGGCACGTCCAGGTCGGCGCGCGCCAGGGTGTCGTCGAACGCGGCGCGGTCAACGATCTCGGTGTACGGGCCGAACATGTCGAACATCTCGTAGGCGCGTTCGGTGGCGCTGGCCAGGCCGGTGAACGTCAGCGTGTCGCCGTCAGTGTCGGCGCGCAGCGACAGCGCGGCGGGCGCCCGCACCACCGCGCGCGAGCCCTCTTCGGGGGCGCAGCGGCGCTGCGAGGGCCGTTGCGTGTTCTGCTTCAGGTTGGCGGCGCGGTCGGCCGCGGCGGTGATCGGGTCAAACATTCTGAGTGGCTCCCGTAGTCGATCGGGTGGGAAACAGCCGCGCGAACTCGGCCTCTTCGTCGGGGGTCAGCGGGGAGCGGTTCAGCAACTCGCGGCCCTCGGTGACCGTCAGTAGCCGCTTGTCGATCTCCGCGGACATTTGCGTGATGCGCGCCGCCGGGTCCATCCGCAGAATCGCGTCAGTGTTGAACTTGACGATCTGCCCGCGGGGGGTCAGAGCATTGGTGAACGCCCGCTCCCGGCGGGTGATCGCCGGACCCAAATTCAGGAGCAGGAACTGCAGGTTCCGCTGCGTTACGTTGGCGTATGTGATGTTCCCCGTGCTGGACTCCACGTCGACCATGTCGCCGGGCACGCCGTAGAACCGGCAGATGTCCGGCGCGGACGCCTTCAGCATTTCGAGGAACGCCGCCTCCGACGCCTTCGCGCCGAGCGGCGTGTACTCCCAGTCGGAGCCCGTGACGAACACGTCCCCGGTGGAGACCGTGTCGAGGAACTTGGCTTTGATCGCGGTCGCCTCTGGGGCATTCAACGTCTTGGCGCTGTTGCGCAGGTGCGCCGCGGGCACCCCGTGGCCGGCGAACCAGGACGCGGCGAACGCCTGAGCGCTCATGTTCGCCGACATCAGCGACGCGGCATACGCGGTGGGGGACAGCCCGAGCACAGACCCGGATGTCGGGTGCTGGCGCTCATGCCAGATGTTCGCGGCGTCCACCGGCGTGCCGCCGACCTCGTAGGTCACCTGGCCGTCACGCACCCGCACCACCACGTCGTCCGCGGGCAGCGGCTCCAACACACTGGGCAGACCGGCGCGATCGCGGGCGGTGATCAGGGCGAAGTGATTACCGATGTCGTCGAGGTCGAACTGGCTGGAGTACAGCCACTCGGAGATGTCGATGACCCCGTCGGGCGCGCGCAGCACCGGCGGTGTGGCCACCTGTGCCATCGGGCCGGTGGCGGTCTGCCGGAACACGTCCAGCGGGGTGGTGGAGATCAGGTCGGCGCGCAAGCGCAGGCACGCCCACTTCACACTCGACTGCAGCGACGTGTCGCGGGTCACGGCGGTGGCGTTGGCGGGCAGCCGCGACGGGATCAGCGACCCCAGCCCGGACAGGTCGCGCCGCTCGCGATTGAACAACCAACTCATCGGCGCGCCAGCGTCCACGCGGCCAGCAGCGCCACACCGCCGGCCGCGGCCAGCGCCCCGGCCAGCCCCAGCAGAACCACCAGTGCGGTGGCCAGCAGCCCGACCCCGGCGATCTCCAGCGCAGTCGTCAGCATTGGGGCTCCTTCTTAACGTTCACAGCACGGACGCCAGCACGTCGTAGGCCGCGCCGGCGTGCTGGTTGAACAGGGACGCGGCCAACGTGACCGCGACCAGTGGTGCCGCATCCACATCTACGCCCGTCCTTCGCCACTGCCAGGCGTCCACCACCTGGTGCTTGCGGGCAGCTGCGAGCGCGACGGCCAGCCTGGCGTCGCTGCGGTGCCGCAGGGTGGCGGCCATCACCTGGTCATGCAGCCACCCGCACTGCCCGGAGAACTCCCCCGTGCCGACCTTGGAGAACGTCACCTGGGCGTCCTCCGCGATGCCACGCAGTTCGGGCAGCAGGCTGGCGACCGGCCCCGCGGACCTGGCACCCACCGCCACCACAGGGTTTCGCTCGATGATCTGCGCGACCCGTTCCACCACCCAGTCGGTGCCCGGCCGGACATCGGCCAGTTCCACCTGGATGCGGCGGTCGGCAGTGTGCCCGGCCACCGCGATGTACGCGGTGGAGCGTTCGATCTCGACGTCCACGCCGATCGCGACCGGCCCGACGATCTCGCCGTCACCGGCACACGCCGCCCAGCGCTGCGGCGGGATGACCGCCTCGACCAGGTCGTCGACCCGCTGGCACAGCACCTCGGTGCGGAAGATCGGCTCCGGGTCGGTGGCCAGCGCCGCCGCGATGGACGCCTCGGTGATGGTGTGCCCCAGCGCAGGGTTCGCTGCGGCCCAGCCATCCCTGTCGTCCAGCCCGCAGCCCTTCGGCGCGGACCACTCGAACAGCCCGATGGACGGGTCGCCCTTGCCCTCAACCGTCTGTTTGCCCAAGGCCCGCAGGTGGTTCAGCACCACACTCGACGAGTCGCCGGCGTTCGACAAAGCCACAACCTGCGGTTTCGGCCGGGCCATCGTCGTCTTCGTCACCGCCGCCCAGGCGTCCCAGGTGCGGTGCTCCCGGATCTCATCCAGCAGCACCAGGTCCCCGGACAGGCCACGGCCACCCCGGCGGGAGGCAGCGGCCACCTTGTAGCGTTCCCCGCTGGTCAGCCGCAGCGCCTTCTTGCCGTTCGTGCGTTCCACCGCGGCGATCTCCGCGGACAGTTCGGCGGTGCTCTCGGCCATGTCCACCGCGCCGGTCCACACCTCTTCGGCCACGTCCAGGTTCTGGGCGGTGCCGATCACCAGCGGCGAACGGTCGCAGAACATCCGCCACAATGCGAGGATCTGCGCTAACGTCGACTTGCCGTTCTGCCGTGCCACCTGCACCAGCAGCGTGCGGAAGCGGAACGATCCGTCCGGGTTCAGTTCCAGCGCGTGCACCAGCAGCCAGCGCTGCCACGGCATCAGGTGCAGCCGCAACACGTCCTCGGCGAACGCGGCCGCCTCGAATCCCAGGGATGTGGCCGGGGTCAACTCGCGCAGCGGCGGGGTCCACAACCGCGGCGACTGCGCCCCGATCACTGCGCTGAGCGAAGCGCCCGGATCTCCGCCAGTCGGCCCTTCGCCTCCGACTCGGCGCCCAGCGCGCGGCGCTCAGCGGGGGTGCCGCCCAGCGACTTCAGCGTCGCCATCAGTTCGCGGCCGGTGGTGGCCAGAACCTTCGACGTGTAGGCGGGATCGCCGGACGCGGCGGCCGCCTCGATGTCCTTGGCGTAGCGCACCGCCAGGTCGACAGCCGCCTGGTCGGAGGTTTCCAGCCAATGCATCGCCTTTACGTGGC